GTTTAACGAATAATTTAGTCAATATAATTTTATACTACTTCATAAGAAACAACACGCCCGTTTTTGTCGTATATGAAAGAAACTTTATCACCAACATTTAAATCCCCCATATAAACATCAGACTTCATCTTTACAATCTCCGTCATTGTTCCAGCAACAATTTTTTTAGTACCATTTAAACAATGGAATTTAACGTTATTGTAATTGAACCCTTGATATTGACCTTGGCTACTTTCAATTCCGACGATCTCCAAAATTTCCATTTTACTATCTCCAATTCTTATATTATTATTTCATTTCGAAACAATTTTAATATAATACTTTTTATTTCATTTTGCAACATTAAAATTACACAAAATGAAATAAAACTTTTTGTGAATTTTATATAATAAATAAAAAGGAGTTTTCAAAATGCAAAAAGAATTATTTCAAAAAACATTCGCTAACAACCTTGCATTAGCAAGAAAAAAAATAGGATATACACAAAAAGAAGTATCTTTTTTATTAAATATAAGCACATCAACGTTAGCAAATTATGAAGTAGGAAAAAGATACCCAAATCCTGAAACTATAAAAAAAATAATAGACTTATATGATATAAGTGCAGATTGGTTATTTAATACTAACCCAAATAGAAAATAAAAAACACAATTATTTTTAAGTGTAGTGTATAAAAATTATACACCTATGCCCCCTTATTAGACATAGGGGCATAGGTACAAACAAGCTTTATTTTTTATTTTTTATACAAGGCTAAGCAAAAATATTTTTGCTTAGCCTTAACCAATTATAAACAAACAAAAATGTGTCAATCAAAAGAGTATTTTTTGCCTTGCAAAAAATCTTCCTTTTTTAAATTGACACATTTTTTATTTAAACTAAATCAAACCATCAATATATTTTTGTTCTCTTTTACTCAATCTTTTAAAATCATCTTTAAAAATCAATTCAAACATTTGCTCAATAACAGTTTTAAAAACATTTTCAGAAACAGTAAAATAATCATCTCCTATCATTTTTTCATACTTGTAACGAGTCGACCTGGACATTTTTCTTAAAATCATGTTTCTATCACAAGCGGGTATCATTTCTAACACTTCAATTAAAACATTTTTACAATCAATCTTTTTTCCATTTAATATTTTTATTCGAGGCATAACTTTTAAAAAGGATTCATAAGTCAAAACTTCCAAAGTGATTTCAAACCTAGTTAAATCATAATCCAAATTGCTTTCTAAAGTTTTATTATATACTTTAACCCTTCCGGAATTTTGACCTACTCCTAAATATTCAGTAACATCATAAGCAGAACGATAAAACTGAGTATATTTTCTAGTATCTTTAAACAGACAAACATCAACACGAGAAACAGGGATATCCACAGCTAAATCATATCTTTTAATTGTAATACTACAGTATTGTTTAATAAGCATAAAAACCTTAAAAAAAATATCTTCAATTCTATTTTTAGAATCGAAACAAACATCATCAACAAAAGGGCAAGTATCATATCTAGACAAAGATTCAAAAGAATCTAAAACACCATCTTGCAAAACTAAACCTCCTAAAATTTTATTAGGGTTAAACTCAAAAAAACCAGTTCGAGCCTCTATTCCATCAACATAGTGATGATTTAAAAGAACACCCAAACTAAAACTATACTTAAAAACTTTAAAAGTAAATAAATACCTATACTTATAGTCCTTATAAGAAACAGTCAAATAATCAGCCAAATAATCAAACATCAACAAATCTATCTTTTTTACAAACTCTTCAATTTTTAAAACAGAATCAAAAACCAACTTCAAACGTATCTTATCAATAGAGACAAAATTAGAACCGTCAAAAATAGGCTTATAATATTCAACCATAAAAAACTCCTTTTTTAATTTTCTGTCGTCCGTTGCCGGGCATAGCCACGGCAACTACCGTCGACAAGTTCATCATCTTTTTAACCTTTTCTTGATAGCCCAACTAAACAAGGCTAACTTATTCTTTAAACCAATAAAAAATCTATCTCTTTTGCGTAAAATCTTAGGTAGGGGGATATACTCATAATTTCTAGGTTGAAGCTTCGGAGCTTCAAAAGATTGAAAGTACTTAACGTACTTTGGAATATAAGTAAACTGAATGGAACCGCACCAAAAAAGAAGTAAGCTATCAAATCTCAAATCATCAATAAGCTTCGACTCTCCAGTTGTGTTAGTATCACCGTGAGTAATAGTAATGGTTTTTGTTATACGTCTAGCAACTGAAAGAAAGTTGAAAAATCCCATGATTAAGTACATATGGTCGGTCAAATCCCTAAGCTTTTTATCTATATCAAATGATTGAGAAAACAAATAAACAGTATGTCTATAATGTCGCTGAAGTTTAAAGTAATCACGAACATGATTTTTAAAGTTTTTGAAGTCCCTATTGTCCCAAATCATGCCGACTTCATCAATCAATATAACAGAATTAGGCGGAAAATCAGCAAGTCCTATATCCTCAATGTTAAAATAATAAGTTCCAGGAATAATAGTGTTGCAAAAAACAGGTCTGGGACTGTACCACCTTTTATTAAACCAATTAGCAGGTTTTGAATATTTTAAAGCTAATTTGGTCATCAAGGTTGTTTTTCCTGAACCTTTTTTTCCAAAAACCATGTAGAGCTTGTAAGGGTTTCTATACTTAATGAAATTAAAAACTAGCCAAAACATAAAAAATATACAAAAAAACCAAACGACTATAAGTGTACCCATGAGAAAAGCCTCCTAACAAAAGTAACAACTATCAAAACAATCAAAACTGTTATAACAATAGCCCAAATTGGATTTAAAATATCAATTTGTTTTAAAGGATAAAAAAAGAAGTCTATAAAAGTTTTCATAAACATAAAAATCTTATTCAAATTCATAACACCACCTATTGAAAAAAGGGGGAAAATTTCCCCCTCAATAAAAAAGTAAAAGTAAATTGTTAAGGGTGCATTGAGAAAATGCGAGCTACGAAAGCAATGATAGCACCACAGAAGAATAAAGACATAGTAGCAAGAATAATTGGTTTATCCAACATCCATGTTACTAGGACTGCACCTTCTTGGAGTATCCAAGCAAAAACTTTAGTAAATATAGCTAACATTCCATCTAAAGAACCTGGTGAACCATCAGCAACAACAAAGTTAGCACCTATAACATTTGTAGCAACTAAAGAAAATAAAGCATCCATAAAAAAACCTCCTTAAAATAAATTTTTAAATATATTAACCAACTTCTTGAAGAATGGTAAAACTATAATGGCAACACCAACGAAAGCAAAATCACCACGCAACAAAGAGTTAGTAAACATCAGAATCCACTTGTAAATCCCATCATTTAAAACAATTCGTACCTTATCAAACATATTCCTACCTCTGTTTTAAAATTAATAGCTTTAAAAACTCAGCAAAAAATGAAACTAGAAATAATAAAAACAAACCCGCAATAACATAAGTAACAGGCTCAAATTGTAAAGGAATTTCAAGACCTAATAACGCTTGTAAAGCTTCAACCAACATAAAAGAAAAACACCCCCTAACATAAAAACAACTACATAAATCAAAGTATTACTAACGAAAAATGGATAATAATATTTATTAACTTTAACTTTTACATAAGTATCTGAATAATCTAAATAATTACCTCTATATCTCTCCCACTTCCAACTATATTTCCTTAAAAAATTAATCGAACCATAATTTTTAGAAATTTCAAAATTGTTATTAAAAATAGAATTTAAATATAAAATCTTACCGTTATCAGCTGTAGGATTTAAATTGTTGTTCTCAACTAACAAACCTTGTATAGTACTAGCTCCTACATTCCAAAGATATCCATTGCTATCAACGTAAACAAAATTTTCATACTGAGCAGGGAATAACAAATCATAGTTAACGTTAGAAATAGTAACATTATATCTAAGGCAATTTGTGTATGTTCGATAAGCCGGATTAGACGTTCTTGATACACTTCTAAAGTCAGAACGTCCGTTATCTTGTTCTTCAACATAAGGTATAATTTCATGTATCTCCTCATCTTCCTCTACTTCATCACTCTCCAAAACTTCATCTTCTAAAACTTCACTTGGAGTAGCGGTTAATAAGTCAAGTTTTTCATTAATCTTCATAAGTTCACTCAAAACATCATTATCAAAATAGGATACTTCCAAGCTTTCATCACTTCCTATCTCGGGAATCTCATCAGCTCTAACATCAACTATAAAAAAAGCAGCTAAAAGACAAGCTAAAAAAACAATCTTTTTAAACTTCATAACAACCTCAATCTTTATTATCAAAATGAATTTTTGAAACTCCAAATTTAACAACTAAGGAACTTATAACAATTCCTAACATACTAACAACAATCATCATTGTAAAAAAGGATACTCCCGACTCAACATTAATGTTAGAAAAAGCTTTGACGAGCATTTTTACAACGTCTAATATAAATAAACCCATTTCAGAAAAAGCATTCATAATCAATCACCAAAATAATCATAAGCAAAAAAACCACAGAAACAAAAAAAATAAACAAACAATTAATAATAAATACATAATCAATCCCCTTTATTTAAAATCTGTAACAAAATAGCCATAGCGACAATTACACTAACAAAAGACAAAACAAATCCCGGTAAATTAGGAATGATAGCAAAAAGGAAAAGAACACTTTTAAAAATCATTCTTAGTAAATTCATTACCATTTCAAAAAGAGAAACGACAAAATTTACTATAGTAGTAATGAAACCGCTTATAGACTCAAAGAACTTAAACATCAAACACCCCCTTTAAATCTGTACATTCCTATACATATAAGAGCAATAGTCATAGCAAAGGACAAATTCACAACATCCTTAAAATCACCTAAGCTATCAAAAAGATTTTGCAACCATTGACCACACATTCCAAACGCCAGTAAATACTGATTAACAGGATTTTTAAACTCAAAAGAGCTTAAAGGCTCATTGATTTTACTAGTAATCTGTTTTTCAATAGCGTCTTGTTCCGCAATCTTATTTTTTAAGTTTTCATTATCATTATTCATTGAACTGTTATTATAACTATTTAAAGCCTTATCTGTGTTCTTATCGTCATTCTCTTTTAACTCTTTAGTGTTTTTATCATCATTTTCAACTATACGTTTAGTAGCCTCTTTGCCAGCCTCTTTTAATGCGTTAAAATTATCATTAGAATTTCTTTCAAGCTTAGCATAAAGATTTGTAAACTCTCCTGCTAATTGATTCCAAAAAGCAAATAATTGGTCAGATATATGTTGAATAATAGCCTTTAATGTCCCAAGAATAAGATTTTGAGACTCTGCTATAGCCTTTGTATTGTTCGCTGTATCTTTCGTGTTATCCGCTGTATCTTTTGTAGAATTAGCTATATCTTCAGCATTAGCTTCAGGTGTCTTATTTTCAGGATTAAAATCTTCAACAACTCCAGGTTTAGAACTATCAATAATATTCAAATCTGTTTCAGGTTCATAAAAACCTATTTGTACTCCATGTGTAAAAATTCTTGAATCATATTTATTAAGATACAAAATAATGTCAATACTATAAACCGATTTATCAATACTAATATTAGACATGGCACCAAATTGCGAGTCATTATTTAAATACCAAACGTTAAAAGATTTTTCCTCACCCACTTTATTTAAACTATTCAAACGAATATAAGGAATAGCAATATCCCAATTATCAACAAGCTCGGAACTCATAAAAAATTTTAAAGAATAATCTCCTGGATTTGGTAAATTTCTTTTTCCTATATGAATTTTAAAGGCATTTACACCATAAACAGCACTTTGGGGTAATTTGTCATTAATAACAAAACTATCACCTTCTTTTTTAAAATTTACACGCTTTTTAAAATCTTTTTTACCTGCACCTTTATAATCAAAAACAAAATAAGAATCCTTTGTTAAATCTCCTGCATTATGTTTAAAACGCAAAAAACGTTCATCATTCTCAGGACTTGTAGGAAATTTATGTGCTGAGTCATGACCAGGTAGCCACTGCCAACCTCCAGCGTGTTTATCTATAACATGAGCAGAAAAAAGGGAAACATGACCACTAGTAGCCTTAGGTTTATTAAACCCAAGTTCCTCTTTTAAATCTTCATCCGATACTTCAGGAAGTTCTAAAGGATTGGAAAATAAAGAAACATCATCACCTAAAACATCATCATCAACGTAATTACTAGGAGTAGCTAGATTTTTTGCATATATATTTAGTGTTAAAACAAAAGAAATAAAAAAAGAAAATAAAGTTAATTGAAAAATTTTTAAAAATATACGATAAAACAAGACATCCGCCCCCTTTTTTATATTAAAAGACTAAATTATCCGTTAAACTAACTTTTAACAAATAGTAGTTAAAAGCAAACAATAAAGGGGGGAATAATCAAAATTGTTTGCAACTACTAACATTACATACTACGTATTTCATTTTCGTTAAAAATAACGTTTAACGAATAATTTAGTCAATATAATT